ACATGGTATGACCAGAGCGGCAATGCCAACGACGCGACGCAAGCCGTTGTGACATCACAGCCTAAGATTGTTGATGCTGGTGTTCTTGTGAGTGGTGGGATTGACTTTGATGGGGTGGATGATGGACTTGCCGTTAGTGGTCAAGTTCTAACATCATCTTCGTTATATGCTGCCTCCGTGATGCAACACGCTACGGCGGTATCAACTCCTAGTGGTCAAAACGTATTTGGACAGTATCAAATCAGCACACCAGGCAGGTTTCAATTATCCGTAACTAACTCGTCTGAATACTCTTTCTTTGCAAATGCAACTAATCCTATTTCTGGGTTCGGATCAGGGGCAATTGGAACATCCCAGACGCTAATCTCTATCAATGGCGATGGAAGTAATGCTGAAATTTGGCGAGACGGAACTAGCAAAGCTACTGACACTTACTCTGGATTTACCCCAGCGACTGTTAATTTTACTATTGGCATTGATTCGGATGGAGGCCGTGAGTTTAATGGAAAAATCCAAGAAATCATCCTCTACGACTCCGACCAGTCAGCCAACCGTGCAGCCATCGAGACTAACATTAACAATCAATACGACATTTACTAATGAATCTTATTCTATCCAATCCATCTGTTGAATACGGCCAAGCAATCAGCCATGAGTTGTGGATGCTTGCAAGGCCGCGCGGCATTAGCGACAACGAGACATCGCAATTCTATTGCGGCGTAATGTCGCATCCAGACGGCACGCAAGTTGCCATCGGACCTATTGACAGCGATCAGCTAGTGCCGGTGCATGCGCAAGCAGACGTGTCAGCGTTCGTCGCTTTAATATCAGAAGGCGTGACAGCAGAAGAAGAAATAGCCATTGAAGCGGCCATTACGGCAGCCAAGGGCGGCAAGATGAATATTTTACATATCATCCAGGCATCGCCAAGTCTTTCTCCTAACTTAATAACCCGCGAACAAATGGAAGCCGCAGGATGGTTTCCAACAGAAGAAGTATAATGGATCTACAAAACATCGCAGAGCTTATCTCGCTTGGCTTAACATTTCCAACAGTCATCTTGGCGTTTGCAGTTGTTTATATGTGGCTGCCATCAGCACGTAGGGCATGGCTAAATACAGGCAAGACCGGGCAAGATTGGTTTGTAATGGGTGTGGCTATTGGCTTTGTCGGCGCAGCACTTGATAACATTTATTGGTTTATGCCGTGGACGGCATCATATATTGGCGATACTGCATTTCAAACCCTTACTAATGCTGGCGTATTTTTTAATATATTTTTCCGCCAAGGCTTGGGGATTGTTGCCGCATATTGCCATTTAAGAGCCGCCGAGGTTTCTTCAACTAAACAGATTAAAATCGTAAACACATTATTGATTGCATCGCATCTTGTCGGATTTGGATATGCCATGTTGCTCATTCTCAAGTTTAACTAATGAAACATGGATGTCGGTCATTTAGTCACTATTGTATTGGCAGCAGGTGGCGCTTTAACTGGCGCAATCGGCATCATGTATAAGACAATCATGCAGCTTAATAAGGACCAATCAGACATAAGAGAACAACTAGGCGAGATGAAAGGCAAGCAAGGCGGCATCGAGCAACTATCAACCGAAGTATTACAAACCGTGCATAACGCATTAAACAAAAAGGAGAAAAAGAAATGAAAACACTATTATTACTAATTCCCGGATTACTACTTTTATCTGGATGCGCAACAGAGCGAGGCGTAGCCATCTACGGCTGGAAGTCGAACGTCACAATTTCAATGCAAGGCGACGCCACACAAGAGGCGACGGTAAGTGCAACAACAGATGCACAAGCAAGCGTGACTCCATGAGTAAATTCATTAATGAAATTGATGCGCGTGTTTCCAAAAAAACAATTGATGGCAAATTTACGCGCGTTGTTATTTTAGATCGTGCATTATTTTATGAATCAGATTTGATTGGTAAGGTTGAAGTGCCAGTTGGATTTATAAGCGATGGGGCGAGCGTGCCGCGCATGCTTTGGAATCTTTACCCGCCATTTGGCGAATACCTGGAAGCGGCCGTTGTGCATGACTTATTTTGCGTGCTTGGACACAAGGGCGAATCGCCAATTAATTTTAAGATGGCGGCCAAAGTATTTAAAGAAGCAATGGCCGTTTGCGGCGTGCCACGTTGGAAGCGCCAAAAGATGTATCTTGCAGTGCGATGGTTCGGGCCAAAGTTTTCTGCAAAAAAAGTGCTTTGATGTATTGACAAAGCACTTTGCTTTGCTAGTTTGCATCATAACGCCAACCATTGCCACCCAGCCTGCCGAGAAATCGGCGGGCTTTTTGGGTGTAACATATCAATTAATTATGACAGATTTATCAAAGGTCTTGCCGACCAAATCGGCTACAGTTGAAGCAATCGAATCCTATTGGAAGCAACGCGGCACAAGCGAGAAGCCGCGCAAGTATCTCGGCGCATCAAGTATCGGTGCTGAGTGCAGTCGGCAATTGTGGTATAACTTCCGGCATTGCAGCACATCAAACTTTGAAGGCAGACTTTATCGGCTATTTAATCGCGGCCATCGCGAGGAAGCGACATTTGTTGAAGAGCTGCGCGGCATCGGTTGCGAGGTCCACGAGTTTGACAACGATGGCAACCAGTTTGAAGTCATCGCATGTGACGGCCATTTTAAAGGCCACACTGACGGCGCTGCGCTTGGCGTGCCAGAAGCGCCGAAGACTTGGCACTTGCTTGAAATGAAGACAGCAAGCGCAAAATCATTTGCCAAAACAAAGCGCGACGGCGTCGAGAAAGACAAGCCGCAGCATTACGCGCAGATGCAAGTTTACATGCACTTAACAGGCTTGAAGCGTGCATTGTATATGGTTGTCAACAAAGACAACGACGAGCTTTATACAGAGCGACTCAAGCACGATAGCAAGCGTGCGCAGTCTTACATTGACAAAGCGCAGATGATTATTGACGCATCGACGCCACCAGAGCGCATCAGTGACAGACCAGATTCATGGGCATGTAAATTTTGCGATGCTAAAGAGCTTTGCCATGGCACAAGCGAAGACATTGCCGTGCCAGTGCCATCGCTTTCTTGCCGCAATTGTGTCTATTCTACTGCGTCACAAGATGGCAAGTGGATTTGTGACAAGACTGGCAACGAAGCAAAAGCAGTTTGCGACAATCATTTATTTATTCCGGCGCTTGTCGGATTTGCCGAGCCGACTGATAGCTTAGAAAACAAAGACGGCAGCGCAGTCATCGAGTTTACAAGCGACGACGGCACGGTCTGGCATCATGGCAATGATCGCGATGCTGGGCAATTCAGCAGTCACGACTTGATAACGCTGCCGCGCAACTTGGTAACGTTGCCAAATGCTAAGAAAAAAGAAGCATTGCACAATCTAGAAGCGCGATATTCAACTGCGATTGATAACGTCGAAAGCATCTGGCGTGGACCAGTTGACAATGTGCGCGATGAATTCGAGAAGCGTTACAATGTGCCGATGAGCAACCCGGACGCGACGCAAGATGGCGACGGCTGGACGGCCGCAGAGTTTCGACCGCACTGCTGCGTGATAGTTTACGGCAATAAAGCCGAAATCAGAGAAGACAAAAACTAATGAATACTAATCAATTAATTACATTGATTCGCCAGTGGGGCGAAGACAAAAACATCACTGGCCCAAACGCCAAAGCAACAAGCTTGACGCAATACTTAAAGCTGCACGAAGAGTGCGGCGAGTTGCTACAAGGCTTGATCAAGCAAGATTATGCAGAAACAATTGACGCAATTGGTGATTGCGGCGTCGTTCTCATTCTACTTGCACAGCTTGAGGGCATATCATTTGAAGAATGCCTCGAAAGTGCATACAACGTAATTTCACAGCGCACCGGTCAAATGATCGACGGGTGCTTTGTAAAAGACAAATAAACCATAACATCAAAAAAGATATGACAATAAAAGAAGCAATCAGACAGGCGGAAGCAGACATCGAGGAAATCCTCGATTGCTTGGAAGCCGATCACAATGTGCGTGCGTATAGTATACGCATCACATCAACACGCGGCGAAGATTCCGAGGTGATGATTAACGAAGATGCAAAGGGAGGGCGCTACTCATGAGCTTTGACCTTTCATCTATTAAAAAGGGCGTGCAGCATAAAGCTCCGCGCATCGTGTTGCTTGGCGTCGAAAAGATCGGCAAGTCAACATTCGCAGCCGGAGCAGACAATCCTATCTTTCTACCTATTAAGGGCGAGGAAGGCGTTGACGACTTGGACGTGGCAAAGTTTCCACGTGCTGAGACATTCGACGATGTCTTGCAAGCAGTGCGCACGTTAATCAAAGAAGATCACGAATTCAAAACGTTCATTATTGATAGCGCATCTGCACTTGAGCCAGTCATCTGGTCTAAGCTATGCGAAGAAGCAAACGTTGAGAGCATCGAGAAAGTCGGCGGCGGATACGGTAAAGGCTATATTGAGGCGGCCAACAAATGGCGCGACTTGATGGAAGGCTTGGACCGTCTACGCAGCAAGGGCATCACAGTCATCTTGATTGGTCATGTCAAAGTAAAGCGATTTGACGATCCGCTTGGCGCGTCGTTTGATCAATATCAATTCGATTTGCATGAGAAAGTGCATCTTGCATTGCAACGATGGGCAGACTCGATCTTGTTCGCCAACTCTGAAACCATTGTAAAGACCGAAGATGTCGGATTTAACAAAGAGAAAAAGACTGGCAAAGATCTAACTGGCACGCGCTATTTATTCACACAAAAGCGACCAGGGCATCCTGGCGGCGGCCGTGGCGTCTATGGCAAGTTACCTTACAAGTTACCTTTATCATGGGAAGCTTTCACAAACGCGGCATCTGAGGCCGCGCAATCAACAACAACTAAATAGAAAAGGAATAAATAATTATGGCAGATATAACATCACTAATGGGCGGCTTCAACGCTGACGAATACGAAGAGAAACCAGAGTTTGACAACTCTCCTTTACCAGAGGGCGATTACTACTTGGAAATCGAAGATGCCGTTGTCAAGGAGACAGCGAATAAGAAAGGCACTGGCTGCAACATCACATTTTCCGTCTTGGGTAATGTGCATGATAAGTCGCAAAAAGGGCGCAAGTTGTTCTCATGGTATACACTTATGCATGAAAACGAAATTGCACAGTCAATCGGACAGCGCGAGTTTCACGCGTTGCGCTTGGCAGTTGGCAAAGCAACTGCATCTGACTCTGACGAGTTGATCGGGTGCAATCTAGTCGCGACAGTTGGACTCGATAAAAAAGATCCGACACGCAATCAGATCAAGCGTTGCAAGGCGCTTGATGGATACGAAGCGCCAGCCGAAAAGCCTGCGGCCGCACCAGCTCCGGCAGCGCCTGCAACTAAAAAAGCTAACCCTTGGGACTAATGGCAAGCGAAGCACAGCAAAAAGCCGCAAAGCCAGATGCACATCAAGCAAAGGTTGATGATCAGCAACTGAAGGCGGCAGAGCGTTATTCGCCAAGAGCAGCAGCACGATGCTGGACGCCACAAGAGGCGCGAGCATTTGCCGCTTGGGATAGATAAACAACTAACAGCGACGCCGGGCGCTATATCCCGGCACTTTTTTATGCTAAAGCCAAGGCCATATCAAAGAGAAGCCATTGACGCCGTTAATGCCGCGCTGCGCGAGCGTGATGATAATCCTGCTATCGTGTTGCCAACTGGCGCTGGCAAGTCACTTGTCATGGCTCTACTTGTTCAGCAGTGGATATCAGTCTGCCCAGACTTTCGCATCATGGTCTTGGCGCATCGCAAGGAACTAGTCGAGCAGAACGCTGCCGAGCTTGCAGGGCTAAATGCTAGTCTTTCTATTGGCGTATATGCCGCATCGCTTAGGCAGCGCGATACACGCAAGCAAATCACGTTTGCTTCTATTGATAGCGTAGCAAAGCGAGCAGATGATTTTCCCGCGCAAAATGTGCTGCTAATCGACGAAGCGCATCGCATACCGGTCAGAGGCGAGGGCAAATATCGAAAATTCATTGACGCAATGACGGCACGCAATCCAGATCTGCGCGTTGTCGGATTGACGGCAACACCATACCGCATGGGGACTGGTGCAATTTGCCACCGTGATCATATATTGAATCATGTATGCTATGAGGCAAATGTCGGCGACCTTATTCGCGACGGCTACTTGTCACAGATTCGGACCATTGAAGGTGAGCATTCGGCATTAGATCTTGAGGGCGTCAAAAAGACGGCGGGCGAATTTAATTTAAAAGACTTGGCGCTGCGCGTCGATAAAGATGAGGTCGTGTCTGAAGCAGTCAAAGATATGACGGCCAAAGTGCGCAGCGAGTCTCGGAAATCTATCATTGTATTTTGCATCGACATCGAGCATTGCGAACATGTTAGGACCGAGCTGCGCAAATACGGCGTTGATGCCGGCATTGTTACTGGATCGACCACATGGAAAGAGCGCGAGCGATTGGTCGAAGAGTTTAAAGCTGGGCGCATACAATATTTGCTATCAGTTAACGTCTTCTTTGAAGGCTTTAATGCGAAGCGCGTTGATTGCGTCGTCATGTTGCGGCCGACTCAATCAAAGGGCTTATGGGTGCAGGCAATCGGGCGAGGGTTGCGCTTGCATGAAGACAAGCAAGACTGCCTGGTGCTTGATTACGGCGACAATATCATGAAGCACGGACCAATCGACATTGACGAAGGCGAGCAAGTAAAGCTGGCCAAGTGCGGCCAATGTGAAAACGTCTTTTCGCGTGCCGTCAAAAAATGTCCATCTTGCGGGTGGGAAATCCCACCAGTGCAACGTGAAATATTTGAGGCCGAAGACGAGCGCGAGCGACAAATGCACGCAGCAAAGGCGCATGCCGGAATGTTATTGGCAAAGCCGCGATGGATGCCAGTCAATGGCGTGTCGTTGCGATTGCATCGCAAGGCAGGCAAGCCAGACAGCGTGCGAGTCGAATACATGTGCGGCATGACAGTCGTCAAGGAATGGCTATTGCTTGACCATGGCAGCTATGGCATTAGCAAGGCTCGCAAATGGCTTTCTGATCGAGGGCTGCCAATGTATGCATCAAGCGCCGACATGTTGGAGCATTGCACTGGCGCGATGATTGCCGACGTGGTCAAGTCATTGCTTGTTCGCTATGAAGGCAAATATTTGCGCATTGCCGCGACGGATATTGTGACGCCAGATGGCAACTCAAAATTAATTTAACTTTTTTTCTAAATGTATTGACAAGGGCAATTCAAACTGTCTTTGTTGGATCTATCGAAGGCACGACGCCGACGAAATCAATTAAATTAAAAATTATCATGAGCGACTTCTTAAAATTTAAACTTACACAATATTTCCGACTTCGTGGCGTATCAATTCCAACGAATGCGACCGAGCAAAAGTCTTTAATTTCTAAAATACCACAATCAGTAAAAAAGCAGTGGGCAATGGAAGCAATCGCAGCGGGCGTTTAATCAATAACAAATCAACAGGGCGCAGCATCTTACACTGCTTTTTTATTATGCACGAATTATATGTAGCAAATCAACTATTAGAAAAGCATCTGCCAGATGCCGAATTTGATCGTCTAGTCAAAGGCCAAAAGCTTTTGCACGATTGCAAGCAAGGCAACTTTGACAAGTTGCGCGACATGGGACTCATTAAGTTTCCAAAGAAGCGCAAAGAATATACACTGACATCGCCAGAGAAAGAAAAAGAAATCCGCGAAAAGTGCGCAGAAGTCAATCAACTGCGCGAAGATGGCATGCTGGCCGCACAGGCTTGCAAACATGCAGGCGTGCCGTATCAAACATATGCTGACTGGTGCAGCCGATTTGACATTGAGATTCCATCACGCAAAAGAATGGTTGAAGTGAAAAGAGTTATTGAACTAATCAACGAAGGCAACCGGATCAGCAAGGTTGCACAAAAGCTGCATCATTCGATCTATTCAATCAACTGCGCATTGGCTGACAAAGGCTACAAATACAACAAAAACAAAGTGGAGGTGGTGAAGCTATGACAATTACATTGCCAATTCCTGCACGCAACCTTGCGCCAAATGTGCGCACGCATTGGGCGCTAAAGGCTCGATACACAAAAGCGGCGCGGCGTCTTGCTAAGTTTGAAACATGGCAGCAAGTCGGAATGATTAAGATCAAAGCATATCGCCTAGATTTTTACTGGCCGACAAAGCGACGCCGTGATAAGGATAACGCCACTGCCATGTGCAAGGCATACCTGGATGGCGTAGCTGATTACATCAAGCAAGATGATTCCGAATGGGACTTTGACGGCGTGCGCTTTGCAATTGATGCAGACAATCCAAGACTCGAAATTGTAATAACTGAACTATGATAAAATTTTCTACATTTAAAACGGTGCGCGACACTGCGCCAAGCGATGAGATCACGTCATTGCAATTGATCAAATGGATCATAAGCAATGACCAGAGGCAATTGGTCGAAGAAATCCGCAGCGCACCAGACAAAGACACGCGCAGCCGATACAAGGCGGCGCTGCCAGCAGTGACTGCGTCAGGCGTATTCAGTAAACGAGCGGCGTCGGCTTTGATCACTCATTCCGGCATCTTAATTGCCGATCTTGACACGGATGAAAATCCGCAACTGATCGACGCAAAGCAAATGGCAACCATTCGCGAGAAACTACAAGCAAGCGATAAGACGCACTTTGCTTTTGTATCTCCATCAGGCGGCCTAAAGGTCGGCGTAAAGATCGATGCAACGGACGCGGATACGCATAAAGCGGCATTTGCAACCGTGCGCGATTGGTTTGCTGATTCGCATGGCTTAGTCATTGACAAGGCATGCAGCGACGTTTCGCGGCTTTGCTTTTTATCTCATGATCCGTCGGCATATTATAATGCCAAGTCAAAGGTCATTAAGACCGAGGCGGCCAAGTCGCAAGCATTGCCATTTTGGGCAGTCAAGCCGACTAAGGTTGCTAGTGATGGCACATCGCCAGGTGATCAATTTAATGAGAAAGCAGACGTTGCTGGATTGCTCCAATCGCAAGGCTGGACCACTCGCAATGGCAAGCACTGGACGCGGCCGGGCAAGTCTGGCGGCATCAGTGGCACATTTGGCGTAGTCGGTGATCGTAAATTCTACTGTTGGACTTCGTCGGCCGCGCCGCTTGAAGCTAATGGGTCTTATTCGCCGTTTGCATTGTTTGCTATGTTTCACCATGGCGGCGACTTTAAAGCGGCGGCTACGGCTTTGGCTGCGGAAGGATACGGCGAGCAATCAATCGAAGAATTGCCTGCCGACGTAGTGGCTACCATTGATCAACTTGTAAGCAATGCGCTGCAAAAAGAGGCTGACTCATGGTTGCCACCGATTACCGAGGCAGAAGAAGCGAAGAAAGAAATTGAGCAGTCGGCTAAATCCGCTGGCAGTGACTTTTTAAGCAATCTGCGCAAGCTGGTCGCATCGACTGATGAAAATATCGAGGCAATGAAAAAGCGGGCGCAAGATGCTGTCTTTATCTTGCCAGAAATTGCGATGATTGGCGATTGCACGATTCTCAATGCTGGCCCGAATACTGGTAAAACATTGATGACGCTCTGGATGCTATGCAACCGAGACATGGAGAAGACGAAGCATTTAGACATTTTCTACATTAACGCGGATGATAGTTTTAATGGCGGCATTGAAAAGATGGAGATTACCCGGCACATGGGCATCCATCATTTAATACCAAATCAAAACGGATTTGATCCAGCAGACTTGTCAAAGATCATCAAGGCTGCAATCAAAGACGATGCATGCGGCAATATGGTCATCGTGCTTGATACACTCAAAAAGTTTGTCAGTACAATGGATAAGAACGACGCGCGAGTGTTTAACATCATGGTGCGCAGCTTTACTCAAGCCGGAGGCACATTGATTGCATTGGCGCATACCAATAAAAACAAAGACTCTGACGGCAAAAGCATCGCCGAGGGCGTCGGAGACTTCCAGAGCGACTTTGACTGCGCATATACAATCGACAAAGCGCCAGTCATTACAGAAGGCTCGAATCGCACGATTGTCTTTGAAAATACAAAGTTGCGTGGACCGAATAGCATGAAAGTGACGTTTCAATATGACGCAGGCGAGAAGCGCAGTTGGCATCGGCGCTTTCAAAGTGTCAAGCAAGTCGGCGCGGAAGAAGCAAAGGCGGCCGAAGAAAAGGCAGCCAAAGAGGCGCAGCTCGATAAGGATCAATCAGTGATTGAGTATATATTGAGCGAGCTTGAAGACGGACCTAAGACGCATAGCGGATTAATTCGCGACAATCTCGGCGATCCGTCTACTGGATCATGCAACATTCGCACGAAAGTAATTGAGCGATATACGGGAAAATATTGGGGCAAGTCTAAAAGCCAAAACGGCGGATGGACCTTTCACAAACAATCTAAAAACCAAGTTGGCAACCTTGTCAGATTTGGACTATAACAAAAATACACATGAAAAATACAAAACTTACAAGCAGGCAGCAGGAAATATTAGACTTCTACATGGAAATCGGATCAAAGCGTGGCGTGGCGAAGGAACTAGGAGTTGATGAAAAATACGTGCGCGAAGCTTTGAAAGCATGCGAAAGTAAAGGGCAAGCGCCGTGGTTGACTCCGGCAGTCATGCCAGAGCATCTAAAGATGGTAAAAACTACGGTGCAATATGACGCCAAGGGCAAGCCGATCCAAGAATGGAAGCGACTTGTGCCAGGCGCTGAAGACATGGAGGCATTTGTTGATTCACTATGCCAGCGCGTAAAGGGCAAGGCAGTTGTCAAAGTTAAGCGTGCGACCAAGTCTGACAATCAAGATGTATTGGCCGAGATATCGGTTTTTGATTCGCATATTGGCATGTATGCAACTAGGGCAGAAACTAATGACTCAGACTATAATTGCGACATCGCTGCAAAGCGTATGGTTGACACTGCGCAAGCATTGGCAGGTCGATTCAATAAGCCTGGGCGCATCGTTGTTACATTTGGCGGCGATATTATGCACAGCGACAGCCGAAACAATCAGACCGAGAAGAGCGGCAATGTGCTTGATGTTGACTCGCGCTTTCATCGCGTAGTGGATTATGCCGTCAAAGCATGTTATGACGTGGTGCAGATTGCCGCGCAGGTTGCGCCTAAAGTCGATGTTGTTATTGTTGAGGGCAATCACGATTGGCACTCATGCGTCTGGCTTACTCGCGTATTGTCGGCGTTCTATGCTAACTGCAAGAACGTCAATGTGATCGAGCAGTCATCTAGCCGCAAGGTGATGACGCACGGCAACAATCTGCTGGTGTGGACGCACGGCGACGGTGCTGCGATGGCGCAATGGCCGCAAATCATCGCGGCCGAGTTTGCTGAGAAGTGGGGGCAGACCAAATTTAGGCATCTAAAGATGGGCCACATTCACCACAAAAAGAAGAATCAGCCGATGCGCGTAATCTCAGAAACTAAGAACGGATGGGAAGAACATCGCGGCCTGCTGGTTGAATACTTACCGGCGCTATGCTCTACCGATGCATGGCACGCCGAAAAGGGATTTATCGGATCAATGAAGGGTGCGACTGGATTTGAATACCACAAGCAGCACGGACTAATCACAAGATATTACCAACACGTATAAAAATATGAAGAATAAAGCACATATAATAGGACTAGTCGGCCCGAAGGGCGTCGGCAAAACTACATTCGCGCAAGATATTGCCAAGCAATTGGACGACAGCTTGCATGTCGAGATACTGAGCTTTGCCGATCCGATCCGGGCAATGGCCGAGGCAATGGGCGTTGATACTCAAGCAATGACTGATCAAAAGCTAAAGCATGAGCCAATCTCTGGCTTGGGCGTGACGCCAAGGCGACTATTGCAGACACTCGGCACGCAATGGGGGCGCAAGTATATCAACAAAGATGTCTGGCTATGGGCGATGCAGCGACATATTGAGCGCGTAACAAGCGACGAGAAGCCGACCATTATATTGATTGATGATTGCCGCTTTGAAAACGAGGCGCGAATGATTCTACATAATGGCGGCATGTTGTTTGAAATCAATCGTGGAGATATAAAATATACATGCGAGCATGAGAGCGAAATGCCGATGCCTTCTGGCGTGCAGACCGCTATGCATAAAGCGCATATAACGCCAGTAAATTATGATCTGCTGCTGCACAACACGTTATATCTGATCAAATACAAGTTTAAGCTATAACATGACAGTGCTTCCCGAAAGGGATAATCTAACGGCGCTTCCCGAAAGGGTGGCGCTTTTTTTTTAAATAATGTATTGACAAGGGTAATCGCGGCGCTACTTTGGGCATTGTTATGAAATCAATACTATCAATCATCCTATTGTGCGCGATCAGTTGCGCAAACGCTGCCAGTGACGCCGAGATCGTTGCTGCGACTATTATACTTGAAGCGGGCGGCGAGTATTCGACTGGCGCTATGGAGGCCGTCAATGAAGTGATCCAGAATCGCGCCATCAAGCGCCGCATGACTCCGGCGCAAGTCTGCTTTCAACGCATGCAATTTTCATGCTGGAATAACATCGCCAAGCGACCTGCGCTGCTTGCCAAGGCGCAACGCCATCCGCGCTATGCTAAGGCACTTGACATTGCACTGTCTGCGCCTACTAATTACACGCGCGGCGCTGATCACTATCATGCCGACTATTGCCGGCCATATTGGGCAAAGCACATGACAGTGACAGCTACAATCGGCCGCCATATTTTTTACAACTAACAACGTGTCCTCATTTAATTACATCTGATGGCACACAAAACAAAAAAAAAATGAAAAATAAAATAATACTATCGTTCCTGTTTGTAACAGTATCAACTGGATATGGCCTAAGCTATTTCACTATTGACCGTGGGATGCTCACAAATCACGCCGAGGCATCATTTAATGGTGGTGCAGGTATCGCGCAGTTATCAAACGGCGACAGCTTCCAGCTTCGTGGATTCGGTGATCGTGTAGAATTCATGGGCGGGTCTAATCAAGACTGGTCTTTTAACACAAAGGTTGTGCGACCAGATGAACTTGCCCGTGTCAATCCCTTTGACTTTAACGAGGATGACGTTCGCACTATTACCGCCACTGCGCTGCATCTGGGTGGCCAGCAGTTCAAGGTGGACTTCATTAAAATCCCCTGGGGTAACGCTGATGTGCTTCGTGTCATTAGGGTTGAATCTATCCTACCTGAGTTATCCAATATGGCTCTTATCTTTGGCCTTATTGGTATGGCTTACCTTGGGATCAAGCGCCGCATTAAATCACACAACTAAAACACAGCCCGATAGGGCGCACACATCTATGAAACCACTAAGCGAGACACTGACAGAGATGGGGATTGATTTTAGCTTTCCTATCGAGATTATGGAAGCCAATGACAGAGCGACCTACTTCGAGGACTGTGATGACTACTGGGAGAGGTACGAGCGTGATATCAAGGGTCGCCCAATCTACCACGAAGACAGTAATGACTTCTGGCAGAAGTGGGAGCGTAATGCAGATGGTGACGTTCTTTATTACGAGGACAGCACAGGCGTAAAGAAAGGCACACCTAAATCAGCTAACCAATAACACAATGAAAGCTAATATACAATTCAACCTGCCAGAAGATCAAGAAGAGTTTGACCTATGCCGGAAGGCTGGCGAGCTGCAAAACGAATTACATTGGATTCACACCCAAATTAGAGCATGGCGCAAGCATGGGCATAGTTTTAAAGATGCAGATCATGCGCTTGATACTATTTGGGATTCCATGGATCATTCGCTACTGGATCATTGAGTACCAAGCAACCATGTTGACGATTCAAGCGTCCCGCAAGGGGCGCTTTTTTGTGCCTGGTTTATAGCTTATATAGCTTTGTTGACTTTTCATGCTTCAATGTAATTGTAGTGTTTGTTATGAAAATAGATAATAATATACCATTACCACAAGGCAACAGGGAAAAGTTCCCATTTAACAACATGGAGGTCGGCGATAGCTTTATTGCTTCAAATGATCCCAGCGAGTTCTCAGAGGTCATACAAGTGATCGAAGAGCGCAACGAAGCCGGAGACGGCCGGCTCTTCTTTTGGCACATTTCTGATGAGCCAATTGAATCAATGCGTGTCTGGCGCGTTTCACTTGATGACTATTTTGAGCGATGCGCTCCAAGCGACAAGACATTAATTGATTCTCTATTTGATATCATCAAAACGCATGGTGGCGAAACTACACACAGTAATCTGATAAGAGCTGAATTATCTGAGCGTGAAGGGTCTTTGAGTGATAGGCAGAATGCAATTGAGAAATACAAATTCTTATTCAATATGACTAGGCGCAATAAACCAGGTGGCGGCTATACAATAAAAAAAGCATAAATTGAACAGCGCCGAGCGTAAATGCTCGGCGCTTTTTTGCGTCCAGTGATCATGACAGATTATGTTTTCAAATGTAAAAAATGTAAAAACCCTCTCTCTCTCGAGCTGTGAATGTATTCAAGCCTTGATAACCTTGAACACCTTACAAGCCTTGAATATGAACTTGACCGTTAGTTTTCAATTCTATTCTAGCCCTCTATCTATAATATATTCAAGGCTCGTAAGGTAATCATACTTTCAAGGGGTGCATAGTCAAAGTATACACGCCAATCTGATATACTGAGACTCATTCTCATTTGCTTGACTTTACAAGCATCATGTCTATACATTAGCGCCATGAATCAGAAACCAACTAAACAATGGCAGCCTAGGGGCGGCACTAAGATGTGCAGCTTCCGGCTACCTCATGTCACAGTGTCGCAGCTTGAAGAGCTGGCGGCCAAACACGGCACGTCCAAGGTGCAGATGATCGTGGACTCAGTTCAACTGGTCCATGAGACGATGCTCGTTACAGATGATTAGTTGCGCTAATCCTAGGATGGGGGGGTATAAGGAATCTTTTTGAAAAGAGGCCATCTTG